CTGCTGCTGTTGCGTAGGCTGCGACACCTGTAGCGCTGTTAGCTGCATCAGTAGCAGATGTGCTTGCTTCAGCCGCTTTAGTTGTAGCAGTAGTTGCAGAGTTAGCTGCCTCTACAGCACTAGTAGCTGCATCACTTGCTTTCGTAGTAGCTATGTTAGCTTGGGCTGTAACAATGGATATGGTAGCGTCCGTATTGGAATCGCCTGCACCACCGTCACCTCTAAATATAGCCATTATAGCTCCTACGAAAACAAGAGAGAAAAAAAGAAAAGGGAAAGGGGACTCCGAAGAATCCCCTTAGTTGTACTAGCTTACTGAACAGCCAGTACGAAGCCTGCTTCAGGACGCATTACTTGACAACCGTAAAGCGTATCAGCAGTGTATAGAGTACCTAGGAACTCCTGCTTGTACTGAGTCTGAGAACGTACAGCTTGCTGCTCTGCAAGAACATTGGTGTCCTTGTGGATCAACTGAGCGCCACGAACGCCTGACTCAAGAGTAGGTACGTTAGTAGAAACAAATACGTCTACGCCGTACAGGTTACCAATCTTGCCAGTCTCTACGCTCTTGCCATTAACAAAGTCAGTAGAGGTGTAGCGATCAATACCCATGATAGCGTTACGCAGTGAAGGAGGAACAACGAAGCTACGACCGTCCATAGGAACGTCAGCGTCATCCATCTTCTGGATCAGACCACGGAATACTGCATCGCTGAAAGCGCCAATGTCAGCAGTACCGTCAGCGTCATAGGCTTCCAAAGCACCAGAAGTAGTGTTGATCTGGAAAGAAGCACTGGTGACCCAAGAAGAACCGTCGCCGTCGCCGAAAGACTTACCCAGAGTAAACAGATCGTCGTCTACCTGCTTAGCCAGACCATAACCAGCGTCGCCAGTGTAGAACTGACGCAGAGAAGCCAGAGCCTGTACTTCGGTGATGTCTTCAATCAGACGAGAGAACTCAAAGTGCTTGTTGATGTTAATCAGAACTTCTGACTCAACAGAGTTCTGGATAGTTACGGCAGTCTCTGCAACTTTAGCGTGAGCTGAACCACGAGTAGGCTTAGGTACGTGGATGGTGTCGCCTTTCTTACCAGTCATGCTCATCTTCTTGACGAGGTTAGCTAGTACGAGGTTGCTCTTGTATGCAGCAATTACTTCGTCACTCCAGATTTCTGGGATAAACTTAGCTGCGCTAGTGTTGTCTACTGCTCCGCCCATATTGGGATATACTGATGTAGCCATGATAATACTTCCTTAAAGAGATTTAGTTTCTGACTCTCCCTTCTTGGTATGCTTGCATGATCTCGTCAGACAAAGACAAATACCTATCAGGGTCGGTCTGCATTAGTTTAATAATGTCTGAGCGTCTATAAACTTTACGACTTGCTGCTTCACCACTACCTTTAGCATTGCCTGCTGAGGCGTTCTTAACTGCGGTTTTGCGACTAGCCTTCTCATTGGCTACAGTCTGTCCTACTACCTGTTGACGTTCTTTCCACGTAGTGAAGAGTTCATCAGCAGCTTCGTAGTCATACTGCGTGTCTGCCTGTGCAAAGAGCTGTGTACGAATCTTTGATCCCTTAATCCACTCAACAAACTTACCATCTTGTAGAATCTCTTGCATGTCGGGGTGACGTTGTTGCAAGTGAGACTGCGCTGTCTGCTGCTTGTACTGCTGAGTTTGTGCTTCAGCAGCTTTGATTGAAGGATGATTCTTAATCGCTCTCTCGACTGCCTTGTCGGGATCAGAGAAAAAGTCTATATCTTCTTCAGGTTCTTGGGTTGCTGGGGTGTTGTTGTCGAGTTGTGTCTGTATGTAGTTGTCTACTACTGACCGAAGTTCCCCTACTTCACTGCTCTGTCGGCCTAGTAACTTCTCAGCCTCCTGGTGCATCCGTACAATTTCAGCTGTTGACTTTCCTTGGTACTTCTCAGGGATTTCTTCTTCTTGAGGAGTCTCCTCTACTTGAGGTTCCTCTTGAATTTGATTTACTTCTTCTTCAGTTTCAACGTCTTCTGGACGCTCGTCTATTAGTGTTGCCATTATTAAACTCCGTGAGTATTCTCATTATGGAGGTGTATTATGCAGGGCTTCGGTTAGGAGTTGGCCTTGCGCTCTTGCTGCAGTTTCTGTGCTCTGTTCTTTTCCCACTGCCTGGTAGCACCCATAAAATCACCAGAGATAGGGTCTAACTTACAGCGCACAGCACTTACAATTCTTGTTGCAATCTTATCGCAGTCTAAGCAGGGGATGTGGGTACACTCAGAATCTGTGTAGCGTTCATTCGTGTGTCCATCCTCGCAGCGGTACTCGTAGATAGCTCTCATTAGCCAGCTTCTACTTCTTCTTCTGCCTGCATTGCTTGTTCTTCAGCTGCGTCGATTTGAGCTTCTAGGTTCAGTAGGTTAGCTATAACAGCGAGTTGGCCTTTACGGAAGTGCAGGTCTTCGTTGTCTTTGGCAGCTTCTACTGAGTTGATTACGAACGCATTAGAGTTAAGGTCTTCCATTAGCTGCTTCCAGCCGTCTGTTGCAAACATATCTCTAATGTTACGGTAATACAGCTCAAGGTCTTTATCAATCATACTGTTTCTCCTATTAGGACAGCGTTGTTTATATTAGTCTTACATAGTTATTATAACATAAAAGCATAAGAAAGTCAAGCATTATTTCTTCTTTTTACTTGACTTCTGCTCAGTTTTGTTGTATATGGCGTCCCAATTGGCTGCAAACTTCTTCTGGTCTGTCTTGCGCTGGGCACTTCCCTTGCCACCGTGTGTCTGGCCCTTCATCGCTTAACTGGCTTCTTCTTAGGCGGTGTTGTTGGTTTTTTCTTAGGTGGTCTACCTACTTTATTACCGTATGTACCTTTACCGTATGGCATATTACTTTCTCCTAGATTTAGCGCCAGAACATTTCCAACGCTTTCTTGATAAGTTATTAGGCGTGTTAGGGTCGTTCTGCTTTTCTTTAGGTAATCTCTTCTTAATGCCTAAACTCCTAGCGCAGTAGCTATCACCTTTAGAAGTTCCTGGTTTTACTCTAGGGCCTCCGCCTTTAGCCTTACCAGCCTGACCATAGCTTACTTTCTTGCCGCTAGAAGTTACTTTAACCTTAGCTTTACCTTTAGCAGGTGCTCTACCCTTTCTGTGGCTTTGCGTTGCTTTTGCCTTTGCCATTCTTAGCTCCTGTTTCCGCTATTTGTTTCTCAAGTTGTGCAATCTTCTTAAATAGTTCCTCAAACTGTACATTTACTTGAGCTACTACGTGTTCTAAGTCTCTATTGCTGACCATTGGGCGTCATTCCTTGTGGTTGTGGACGAGGTGCTGCTGGTGCGGGCTGTGGAGCTGCCTGCGTAGGCTGTGGAGCCGCCTGTTTAGCAACATTTTCCTCTTTAACGGCTACTTCACGCTCTTTTAGCAGCTGTTTAGAGATTTCTAAGCGTCTCTGGAACTCTTTATCGTCTGCGTCACCCTTGTCTAGGTTAGTTGTAACAGCTTTGATGCGGTCAATCTCCAGTTCTTGCGGTATAGCCTGTGCTTCAATGGCAATCTTCTGCGCTCTAGCTTGCGACTCAGCAGCTTGGCCGTTAAGTGCAGCAGTTTGTGATGCCTGGAAGGCCATTTGACCCTGTTGAGCCATCTGTTGAGCCTGCTGAGCTTCTGGGTTAGGCTGATTAGCCTGCTCAAGAGTAGCAATAAGCTCTTCACGGTTAGACAGGTTCATGTTGTCAATGATAGACATAACCAGCTTAGGATACATTGGCGTGTCTGGTGACATGGTTTGTAGCAACTGCACAAGCTGTGTAACTTCGTACTCACGGGCGATGATGCCTAGTGCGCTAGAAGTGTGGAACTTGTAGTCAGCTACTGGATACAGCTCAGGCTCAAACTGCATGTAGCGCCAAGCAGTCTTCTGTACGAAAGGAATCAGGAAGGACTCTTGGAAGTTGATTAGGGTACGCTTGTGGCGCTTAATGATAGCACCTAGTGACATAGAGACACCAGCAGCGGTGGCGTCGCCGTTGATAGAGCCAGAGATACCAGCACTGTCAATAGCGCCTGTAGCAGTCTGTACCATAGTCTGTAGCGACTGAGCCTGTGCAAAGGTAATCTGGTTAACATTACCGAAGTTAAAGGGCTGTAGTATCTCAGCAGGGTTGCCGTTGGTTAGAATGGTCTTACCTGGCTGTATGGAAGGCTTAGCACCACGAGGCATGCGACTAGCGTCCATAGCCATCATTGGGTGTATAGTCAGTGCTAGAGCATCGATTCTAGCGCGTAGTTCCGTGTCTAACGCCTTTTGACTGTTATACCCTTTCTCACATACTCCTCGACCCCAGAAGCGGCTAGGAACGACATCCCATGGGAATGCTACGACAGGACGATCTTCCATCATGTAGGGGTTCTTAGAAGCCTTCAGCAGTACACCGCCGTTAGCAATAACAACAACAGCTTCTACATAGTAAGAGTCGTCTTCATCTTCAAAGGTAACAACCTCTTCTTCAGAGTCCTTCTCTTCCATAGCCTTGTCTAACAGGTGGCGAGGAACAAGTCCGTAGTACTTAGTCAGTCGTACTTTGTCTTCATCAAAGCGTGTCAAGTCCTGATCAGGCTCAATGTTAAAGTCTGGAGAGGCGAGCTGTATGTCTACGTCACGGTATACACCGCTTTCCTGTAACTGCTCTACTGAGTGAGCTGACACAAACTCATCTACTGCACAACCCAGCGCAGATTCAATGTCTGTAGCTACTGGGTCAATCAGGAAGTTCTGAGGCATCACAGGGCGCAGCTTAACGCATGTACGATCCTGTATGTTAACACCTACCGCTGTAAGCTCACCGCCCATCACAGGCTGTGTAGCAGGCTTCATTTCTTTTTCTTCTTCAAGAACAATCTCAGCAATGCCTGTACCGAACACAGCAGCGTTAATCAGACACTCTGCCACACCCTTACGTACCTTGTTCTTTTTAAAGTCTTGCTCTAGCGCGTTACGCAGCAAAGCAATGTCTCTGTTGTCTTGATCGTAGACATCATCTTCAATGTCAAACCACTTGCCACGACCAAAGGTAGCTTCTTCTAGCTCTGCTACTGAAGACTCAACAGCCTGCTGTAGAGCAGGAGAGATAATCTTAGAGCGTTCTGTGTCGCGTGTACGGTCTTGTGCAGACCACTGACCACGCCACAGGCGGTAGTATTCTTCAAACTTCTGTGAGTAGTTGGCTTCAAAGTGGTCACGCCAGTCATCACACTTATCAATTACCCAGTCTTCTAGGTACTGCTCTGTAGCAAAGTTGTCGTTACCTTCTAGTTCCATAATTAGTAGCCTGCGTATTTGTCTAGGAATTCGTAGTCCTCTTCCTCGTAGTCAAAAGCATAAGAGACCTTAGCTAACTGGTCTATATATGCAAGAGCATCTATCAAGTCATCGTGGACTAATTGGTTAGGGAACTGGAACAACTCGTCTAGGAACTGAGCATTCCACTTGCCTTTGTTTAATACTAAGTTACCGTGTTCTAAACGGCCCTGTAGCGCCCACACGATCCTGTCTGTCTTCTTCTTGTTGCCGTGTGTCAGCTCTTCAATCCTAAAGAAGCGTTGGTTCTTCTTCATTATATCGTTCAGGTAGGGGGCAACAGCGTTCTTTAACGCACCCTTCTCAATGCCTACTGCAACTGGTTGGTAGTCTCTGACTGCTTCAAAGATTCGTCGTGCAGTCTCTTCGACGCCCCAACGGCCATGTACGATATTAGCAACCCACCAGCCTTCGACGCCCGCTTTAACCACAGCAATTGCCGTCTGGTCAAGTCGTTTGGTTTTAGTCGTGACTTTCTGTACATCTGCAAATCCTGCCAAATCGACAGCAATGTAATAATCACCATCAGTAGGTTCTTCCTCGCTAAATCTAACATCTTCTTCTTTAAACAGCTCACTGCCGTGTGCCTCAAAGGATGCCATAAACTCCTGACGGAATGAGAAGGCTGACATAGAGCCTTTAGCTGCTTCAATCTCTTCAGGGTCTAGCAGTGGGTTATCGTAGCTAGTGAAGTGGTAACCCTTGAACGTAGGGTCTTCCGACACACTAGCGTAAGTGTATAGGTCATAGAAGTGGTTGCGTCCCATAGGCGTACCAATGAACAGTGCCTCACCCTTCTGATCCGCTAGAGCAGGGCGAAGGATTTGCTCCCACACCTCTGGCTTCATGTCTGCGTATTCGTCCATACACAGGAACTTCAGACTAACACCACGCATAGTCTCAGGTCTATCAGCACCCTTCAGGGAGATGGTGCAGCCATTGACTAGCTTAATCTGTAGGTTGTTAACGTGTGCTGACGCTATAACGTTGTGCCCTAGCTCGAGCAACAGCTGCCACATAATGTCTCTAGCCTGACCCTGTGTAGGGGCAACGTAGAACACCTGACCTTTCTTCTCAGACAAAGCACTGATGATCAACCGCCAAGCAGCTAACCTACTCTTACCTGTACGTCTACCCGCAGCTACTACTTTAAAGCGTGTAGTGTCTTCCCAGACTTCTTGCTGCCAAGGTAACAGCTCAACTGCTAAATCAGTCAAGCTAGTACGTCCACATTACAGGAGGCTCATTACCGTCAAGGTGGCGGATGTCAACATGCACAAACTGACTAGCAACTCCAATTCCTGAAAAGCCCATCTTGATAGCCTCCTCAACAATCTTAAACCGCTGTATACCGTCTGTAACTTTAATGTCCGCTGCAATGCCTTGGGCATGGGTTCCTGGTGTCTCCTTTTTCGCTTCTATGGGGTGGTCTTCACTTCTGAAGCCACTGGTGATAACGAAGGGGAAACCACACCTAGCACGTAACAAATCCAACTTCAGCAACAACCTGTCACTAATCTCATTCTCGCCAGTGTACTGACAAGCAAACTCTTCCCTAGTAAAATAATCTAAGTCTTGATTTATATCATACATCTGTATAGTCCCCTTCAATGGGTTCTTCGCCACCAGAGATCACTGTAGTCTCACCACCAACACCTGTAATGGAGATGTTGATGGCACTCTTGCCTCCGCTGGCCTTATCCTTCTCAAAATAACTAACAGGCAATAACCTGTCCATGCAGAGCTTCCATGCTGCTGCTTGATTCTTGTGGTCGTCATCTAACGCTGCGTTGAGTATGCTGTCTAACACCTTCCTACTCTTAGGCGATGCTAACATACGTGCTTTGTACTCATTGATGACTGCTGCATCACCTTTAGGTCTTCCTACGCCTCTACGGCTACCCTTGGTAACAGCCTTAACATCTGACTTCTTAGGTCTTCCTATCTTTGCCACTGAATTGCCTCTGATGAGATTCTAGTCTATAGAGACTGAACAGAGTTGCTTTCTAACCCTTTAGGAACACCTATAGGACAACTACTAGTAGTTAACCTTTCAGACCTCCTATAGGGCACTAAAGCGACATTAAAGCAATGCTTTTCAATCTATATAGTTATTATAGCATACTTTTTAGCAAATGTCAAGCACTAT